GCCGGGTGAAGCACATCGACTCCGGCCTGCGTCCGCGTCCCTGTTCCTACTACCGTGCCCCGTGTGCCCGCCGCCGCTGCGACTGTGCTTTCTACCCCCACTTCACCCAGCCCTGCCAGCACTGCGAGGAACCGACGCCGCACACGCACCTGTACTACGTCTGCAATACTGGGAATGGGGTCTTCGAGTCCAAACGCCGGGTCAGCCGGCTTACCCACACGCTTCGTACTATAGTCTGTGAAGCCTGCTTGGCTCACATGACTTCTGACGCGGTATCCGCCTCGGCCAAGACCCTGGGCACCATCACGCGCATGATGATGTATGGGGGTCGTCGAGCCCAGTCTCCTGAAGTTCGCAAGGCTAAGGCCCGGGAATACCAGAAGAAGTATCGAGCCCACAAGAAGGAGGAGGCTACCAGTGGCGAAGTCTAAGTCCTCCAGACTCATCTACGGCGAGAAGCGCAATGCCACGGACCTCGAAGGGGGGTCCCTCGACATTTACGTGCTCAACATCGGAGAGGGGATCGAACTCTACCGGGTCCGGGACTTTGCCCTGATGATGGGCTTCCACAAGAAGCGTGCCCAGGGCCACCAGGAAATCGAACCCAACATCGTGGGTGCCCGTGCGACCCTGTTGGCCCTGGGTGTCCGAACCATCGAGTGGCCGAACGGCGAGTCCTACTTCAACTTCCAGGCTTTGGAGAAAGCCTTCCTGCTGGTATCCCGTTTTGGCGGGCCGGGCTTCATCGCTCCCGGCACAGCAGCCAAGGGCAACCGGGCCTACCGTTCCAGCAAGCGCAAGACTCAACTGGGCGTCACGGATGTCACTGCCGAGACCATCAAGGAGTTTGGGGCCGGCCTGGACGAGGAACTCACCCTGGCCAAAGCCCTTCGGCGGGGGGCCTCCCGGCAGGCTCTCCTGAAACTTGCCCGCCGGGCCGGAGCAGCCATTCTCAAAGAACCCAAGGAACCCAAGGAGGAGAAGCCATGACATTTTCAGAGCCGTCTGAGAACACATCCAAACTACCAGATGTATCTGTAGAAGTGTTTGAGCATGACAGATGGGACATACGTTGTGGCTCCTACCCAATATGGTCGCTGCGGTTGAACGTGCATGGCCGGCACATGACCTTGCTTGATGACAAGGGGCAACAGGTATTCGCGCTCGGTGAAGAGGCCATGGCCGTGGCTAAGTGGTGGGCTACTCGACTGCGCCTGCCAGTGGTAAAGGATAGCCTGATTCTCGTAGATGCCCCCAAGGACCAGACACATACCTGGAGGAGAAACCATGATAGCCAATGATAAGGAACCTGCCGGTGGATGAACAGGCCCTGACAAAACCCGTGGCTGGTACGCTATGCCAGGAAGACATTGACAAGTTCCTGGGGTACGTGTTCTCATTCTCCGACCCCGTGGAGATTGGTCGCATCCTGCACCGGCGGGGCTACTCGCCCAGCACGGAGGTCAACACCCTCATCAACATCGTCATCGACGACGAGGTGGGTCCCAAGGCGAAGATGGGAGCCATCGCCATGCTGGAAGCGATGAGACAGAAAGCCCTGATACAGTCTGGAGCACTGGTAAAACTGACGGCCCGTGACGAGCACGGTAACGTAGCCATCGAGCAGATGCGCATGGCAAGGGTGACTACCCAGATTCAGAGAGCATTGGATAAGGAGGCCGAACATGTCGGACAACTCCCCGGAGAACACAAACCCCCAATCGAAGGAACAGTCCTGTCCGTGGTGCGGGAACAAGTACAGGTCGAAGGCGGGTCTGGCCTCTCACCAACGGTTCTGCAAGTCGAAACCCGAGACGAGCCCGGAGACCTCGGCACAGACGGCGACCCCGCCCAAGTCCCCGGCACAGACGGCCCCGACGCCGCCGACCCCGAGGAGAGACATCTGGCAGGAGACGAAGGCGCGGCTCCTGGAGGTGAGACCGAAGGATGTGGTGATGGCCCTACACGGCGTGGCCATGGGCCTGGTAGCACGGAGGGCCTTGGCCTGGGCGGGGCGTGATTACACGCTAGCGGCTGTCACCGAGCGCGCCATGGGCCACATCCGAGATGACTGTTACGTGGACCGCCAGTTTCCCACGTTGCTAATGACGAGCGGCGGAGTTGTCAATCACGTCCGCTCGGCTGCCACCCAGGTCCTGCGCCTGGCCGTGGTGGATGCCATCCGGGAAGAAGCATGGACCCGCGTTGGTACCGCCGCCGGAGGACGGGAACAAGAACCGACTGACTCTGCCGGGACGCCCGAATGAACCCGGTCACGATCCCATATCGAGCCCCCCCAGTGAAGGACAACCCGAACTGGCCGCTGCCGCCCGACTACCACGAGTTGGAGGCCGACCAGCAGCAGTTGTACCGGCTGGCTGTGCTGAAAACACAGGAGACGCCCGAGGATTTTGTAGTGGCGTTTCTCTTCTTCGAAGCGTACTACTTGGCCGAGTACGACATCCAGGACGATGGGCATTCGATACCGTTCTTCAAGAGATATGTACCGAATGCCAACTTTCATCTGGAACTCCTCCGGGACTTCCATGGGCATGACCACAACGTGTGGGGGGCTCCCCGGGGATTCGCCAAGTCCTTCAAGTTCGCGCTCCAGTTGCCGATGTTCCTGATGGTGACACGGCCAAACTTCTCGGTGGCCCTGTGCTTGGCGACCGACCGGATGGTAGGCCGGCGCGTCGAGTACATCCGGTCACAGTTGACGAGGAACGAACGGGTCATCCAGGACTGGGGAGACCTGAAGTATACCCGGGGCGAGGGCCTGTGGTCGGCCCACCAGATTTCGCTGAAGAACGGGTCGTCGCTGGAGGGGTTCAGTGTGACGGGCCGGAAGCGCGGAGAGCGCCCAGACCTGTTCCTGCTGGATGACCCGGAGTACGATCCCGATAAGTCCACAGACGTGGCAGCCCTGCGCGACCACCTGGACCGCACGGTGTTCAAGCAGATTATGCCCATGTTGAGGTCGGGCTCGAAGTTCTTATGGCTCGGCACGACCATCAACCGGCGGGGGCTGCTGTACCATGCACTCCAGGGAGATGACCCGCGCTTTGCCCAGTTCAATCGGCGGCGATACAAGGCGTTCGAGGTACTGCCGGATGGAACCATCGTACTGCTGTGGCCGGAGATGGCCTCGTACGAGTGGCTGATGGAGCAGAAGAAGCGGATGGGGGCCGGCAACTTCTCGGCCGAATACCTCAACGAGCCAGTGGCCGAAGAAGACCGGGTGTTCCACATCCACCCGACCTACGATACCTACGAGGTGCTGGGCGACCTGTCGACGGGTCCGTATGAGTCCGAGGCGGAGTTACGGTACTGGTCCCTGCCCCGGGGTCACAAGGCAGAGACCACGGAGGGAGCCGAACTGGTCGTGATGCCGTTCAGCCAGTTTATGAAAAAGCACGTCAAGGCAGTGGTTATGACGGTGGACTATGCCTCGACGGTCACTGCCACCAGTGATTTCTCCGTGGTCTGTGTCACGGGATTCACGCCTGACTTGAACATGTGGCTGCTGGACATATGGCACGGAAAGGTGGCCGATGCCGGGTTGGTGAACCTCATCTGGAAGTACGGAAGCCAGTGGCTGCCCCGGGTGGTGGCTTGCGAGGACCAGTCGATCCTGGACCTGCTCCAGATACGCATGGCCGAGTTCATCTCGGCCGGCCAGGACTCAGGCTGGAGGCCCCGCCCGTACCACCTGAAGCATGGAGGCCGGTCGGCTCCCAGCAAAGCCCAGCGCATCAAGAGCCAAGAGTGGCGGTTCACCAGCCACCGCATCAAGTTGCCTCTTTCCCGGCAGCACGAGAAGCACTGGGCACCTCTGTTCCGGCAGATTGATGATTTCACCACGGACCTTAACTTGCTGGAACACGACGATGCCATCGACGCGGCCCTCGGGATGCCCCAGTACGTCGTCCGCATCAGCCCGGACTCCCAGAAGAGCGGCCCCGAGGCTAAGACCGTTGCCTACTATCACCAGCGAGGGATGCTACGGGATGACCTGGGGCTTCCCCTGATGCCGAACCTGGAGAACGTGTCCGAGGCGGACCTGGAAAGAGCCCTTGACGTGCTGCATGGCCGCGCGTATAATAAAGGGCGGAGACGGCCTGCGCGTGTCAGACGGGTGAGGAGGTAATTCCATGTTACTGACTGTTGACCTTGTTGTGCTGCTCACGGCCGCATTCGTTGTCACGGGCGTCATTGCCGTGGCTGCAGTTCTGTGCATGACCAGGGTGTTGCAGCGAAATCAGAACCAGGAGAAGGAAGTGGTAGAGGACCTCCTGGCAGCGGTACTGGCTACCCGGATGGATGGTCCTGCCGGGAGCCACCAGGTCATCCAGAGTCTTCTGCGCCGGCAGCCCCTCGTACCCCCTGCCGGTGGTCCTCCCTCCTCGCTGGACAAAACCGGCGTCACCATCAAGCACTCATAGGAATTGAAATATGAGCAGCCGACTGATTCTTCCGGACAAGCCGGGCGACCTGCTGACCGCGTTGACGCACATGCGCGAGAGCGCGGAGGCGGCTCACTACGTCAGGCGGGTTGTGTGGTGGATCGTATTTGAGTACCTGAATGGGAACCGGGACTTCGATGAAATCAACTATCGAGAGGGGTCCGTGCGTGTCAAGAAAACGGACACGACGGAACTGGACTTCAGGTACGAAGAGATTGTGCAGGATTTCGGGGAGCGCATTGGGGAACTGCTGCGGATGAACACGCTGCCCAAGGTGCAGCGGCGGCTGATGACGCTCGACCACATGCGCAAGGCATCGGTGTCCCAGATTGTTCTGGACTCCATTGTGTCGAAGGAGCAGGCCGACGCAACGAAATTGGAGTTCATTCCGATGGTGGCACAGTACGGGATGGCCGGCCTGGTGGTGTGGATTGAGCCGACCCTGCCACTCAAGCCATCGTCTGAAGGGTCCACCCCCCCGGAAATCGAGGTCGTTCCTCCCTGGGAACTCATGGCTGTGCCGGCTGCTCCCAAGACCCTTTCCGAGGTGACGGCCATCATTCGGCAGAGGTGGGTGCCGCTGGCCTGGCTCAAGTCGCTGGGTCTGGGTGAGAAGATCGAGAAGAACCGGCAGAAGGTACAGATAAAGTCTGTGCAGTACGGGCAGGTGCCCTCGGCAGCGGCGGAGTTTTCGACAGTGGCTGGGTTGGGGAGCCGGGTCGAGTCAATCGGGGAAAAGAAGTCGAAGGACCTGGAGGAGTACGTGAAGTTGAACGAGGTGTGGGTGCAGGGCAGGAACCACGCCCTGAGCCGGTATTGCATCTGGACGGATGACCTGTTGCTCCGGGATAAGAAGTTCGACAAGGCTGAGAACCCCCCGACGATTCCGATTGCGATTGCACCCTATTCGAGCGTGGGCGGATTCTATTCGAGAGGGCACCCGGAAATAGTATTGCCACTGAACGTGGCCCTGGAGGCGGCGCTGGGCAAGACGCTTCAGAATGTTGAAGACCTGAGCATACATGGGACGACGTTCATCCCGGCCAGCCAGGGGGTGGACCCGTCTGCGTTCGAGGGGTCGGACCCGCCGAGGGCACTGTCGTACGAGCCAGACTACACGGTGCCGAACGCCCAGGCATTCCGATTGGACATGGCTGACCTGGGCCAGTTCCCGGTGCGGGCCATCCAGATGGGCCTGGCCGTCATGGACAGGCTGAGTCCCCCGAGTCCCATGGAGAACAAGGGCCGGGTGGACAGTGCCCGGGGCCTGGGATTTCTTCAGGAAATGAGCCAGGTGCCGCTGACGTTCCCCGCCATGAGTATCGCGGGGGCCTATGCGCTGGTGTACAAGGCATTGCTGGACCGGATGAACCGGCTCTGGCCGGCGCGGCGGGTGGCCATCCAGACGATGTTGGACGACTCGTTGGCCGGCGTGGTCATCGACCCCCAGACTGGCGAGTTGACTACGACCAACGAGATTCCCAAGGCCCACGAGGTCGAGGTGGGAATTGCGGAGGCGTTTCCGACCAGCCTGGAGCAGAAGCGCAGGGACCTGTACGACATGTTGCAGGGCGGGCTCATCACCAAGAGGTGGTTCCGCATCCAGTCCAGGAAACTGAACCTGGACCTGCCGGTGGCCAACGACGCCGAATGGGAGAACTACCGGAAGGCCATGCTCAATAACATCCTGCTGTTCAACGATGGCGAGACGCCTCCCCAGAAAGAGGCCGGCGTGGCGAAGGTCTCCGAATCGGATATTGTGAGTATACACGTAGAAGTGATGGGTGCATTCATGGCACGTCCTGAGTTTTCATTAGCATCTCCGGCCGTGCGTGCTAGATTCCAAGAGTCGTACATCAACATGCAGACGATGCTGGGTAGATACCCAGACCAGATGAAGTATCCTGAGACACTGGCGGAGGAAGCGCCTCCGCCCCAACCGATGATGGGAGGGTAGTAATATGGCCATGGAACTGAAACAGGCAGAGGGTGGCGGGTATGAGATTGTGGAGGAGGGCAAGGCCCCTATTCCGGTCAAGGCCGAGGACCTCGTCAGGGCGCACACGGAGAGTCAGAAACCGCTGAACGCCCGAGAGGTGCAAGTGCGGGTGAACGGGGTGGACCGCCGGGTAACCGTCGGGGATGCCCTGAAGTCTCTGGAAAAAGTCGCGGGCGCAGACGAAAAGTTCGCGGCGGCGGCGGACGCCACCAAGGTATTCGAGACGTTCAAGAAATTACAGATGTCTCCCGAGGCCGTGACGCAGGATGAGGTGGTGGGGCTGCTGCGGGCGGTGGGAGCACAAGAGGCCCAAGTGAACCAGGCAGTGGCCGTGTTCGATGAACTGCGAAAGGGAGGCGGCAACTTGCAGACAGATGAAGGTACAGACGACGGCAAGGAGATTTCCCTGGAACGGCTGCCCAAGTCGTTGAGGGACCTGGCCGCTGCGGTGCCGGACCTCATCAACAGGGAAACGACTCGTGAAAACAAGGCTCTCGTGGCTGAAATCGAAAAAGACATACAGGGGGCCTTGACGAGCCATGAGAAAATCGGTACAATACTAAAGGCAGTCACGAAGGGCGGGCCTATCCGGTGGGATGCCGAGGGCTCGATCCAGGCGGGGCTGTTTCAGGACGCGATGGACAAGGTACGTTCTCGCGTGTTTGCGGGGCAGAAAGCCAACCCTGAACTGTACACGGCGGTCGCAGGTGAACTGTATGACCGACTGGTACAGGCCGGTAAGTTGGCAACAGGCGGCGAGCAAGACGTTCTCACGTCCCTCGGGCCGGCGATTGGTCTACCCCCCAGCATCGAAACCAGTGAACCGAAGGAAAGGGTTCCGGTGGGGCAGTCGGGTCGCGCCAGTTACATCACCAGCCTTCTGCATTCCCTGGCTGGTAAGGCCAAACGAGGTGAAGTCTCCGTAGACTAGCCTTGACCGATTGACCACACGGAACGTAACAGGAACAAGCCTGGCTCGGGCGGGGTCCAACCCTGCCGGGAGCCTCCGTGTGAAGGAGTATGGTCATGGCTAATACGGCTGTGATTACCTCAATCCAGTACATGCTTCGGGAAGAGATTGGTCCGACTGTCATCGACATGCTGCCGCAGATTGACCCGGCTGCATTCGACAAGATGGACATCACCTCGGAAGGCGTCGCGCGGTTGGCGGACATCAGCCGTGGCTGGCTCATGCGCCTGACCTGTAGTTCCGGCCTGGCGGGTGCCCTGAAATGGGTAGACCCGAACGTGGACTACGTGACCACCAGCACCAGCAAGTACCACACCCATGCGACCAAGTTGCCGACGAATCGGTTCCCGAGCGCCGCCAACCTTCCGCTGAAGAGCATCGTGCAGATTACGGTGCCCCTGGCGAAGGCCATGGGTAACTGCGCCTGGCCGCTGGAGTACATGCGGGCCGAGAAGATGACGGCGGCGATTGCCAAGTACACCCAGTTGAACCTGGACGCCATGGGCCGCATGATTGCCCTGGCCCAGGCCAACTCTTTCTTCGCTCCCACCACGGGCGTCATTGCCCAGGTTAACGGGACGCCGAGTTCGACGGGCGATTCGGACGGCATCATCACCTGCTCTGTGGACAACGGGCGGGTGCACCAGTTCCAGGACGGTATGCTGGTTGACATCTACACGGACGATGGCTCGACGTGGAGCCAGGCCAATGTGTCTGGTGGCGTGGCTACCCAGTGCGTTGTGGACGGTGTGAATTACCTGGGCGAGACCAACGAACTACGCCTGGTGTGCGATGGGGTTCTAGACGATGCCATTGCGGACGGCGACTACTTCATTGCCAAGGACTCCTACGACGATGCCACGAAGGACTACGCCCGCAAGGGTCCGCTGGGCCTGGAGGACATGATCAAGGCAGCAGCCACTGGCGCCCAGTACGTGATGAGCCCGAACAACAGCGCGTCGTACGGGTTTAACTTGGACAAGTACCCGAACTTCGGATCGAAGGTTGCGACCAGCGTCGGCGTGCTGGACGAGGACACGTTCAACAAGTACGTGGGCCAGTTCTTCGATGCGACGGGTCTGACTCTTGACACGGCCATCACGACCAGGGGAGTCATCAACAAGTTGTACGAGTATCCGACCCTGGACAGCGGCCGGCAGGTGACGGACAGAACGGGCCAGGTGCGGAAGTTCCGCATGGGTCGCGGCGAACTGGAAGTGTCCTATGAAGGTCAGGACCTCCAGGTGATGCGTAGCCGGTTCTGCGCTCCGGGCACCCTGTACGCCGTGCAGAAGGCTGGTAACTTCAGCATGGCCGTGCCTCCGCGTCAGCCGGGCACGACCAGCAAGGGCACCCGGTACGGGGCTCCGATTGAGTTCGTCGGCAAGGCTCTGGGCCACACCGGCGACTTCTTCGGCGTGACCTCTGGCGATGCTCCCACCGAGATGGTGCAGTCTCCGTTCGTGCTGTACTACCAAATTGTCTGTGAGAAGCCGCAGGGTGTGAAACTCTCCGGCATCACGGAGGACTAGGAACAACGGGGGGAGAGGCCATGACGAGTGGCCTCTCCTGCCCACCTCTTCTGAAAGGACTGTACCATGGCTACTGCAAGCACGTATGCACCCCAGGGTGCCCGAGTCAATCCGTCCGGCTCGCCCAACCTGGATGCGTCTTATCCTCTCCTGGCCTGCCCCGAGCAGGTCTTTCGCATCGAACTGGGTACTGCTGCCACTGGCGACACCCACACGATTACTGTACCCTGGAACTGCCAGGTCCTCGATGCCTGGTGCGTCTACGGAGCCGATGGCTACGCCTCCAGCGTGGATGCCGTCACTATCGGCAACGGCACCAGTGACATCACGGATGCTATTTCTTTCACGCACGCCAGCGTGGCGGGTACAGTAGCACGGGCGACCAAGATCGTCGAGGCGAACTCCACTATTGCCAAGGGTGGAACCATCAAAGCCACTGTCGGTACGGTGTCGGGAACTTCGGATGACAGCGTTCTGTACATCCGTGTCCTTGTCCTGCCGACTCCCTAAGCGCGGGCACTAACCGAAAGGAGCCCATACCATGGCTCTCTTGACTTCAGCAGTTGTAACCCTTCTCGATGGGAAGGGTTGTGTTCTCGGTGCCCGGGACGTGAGCCTCGGCAGCCGCATCAAGAACCTGGGCTCTGACGGGTCCTTCAGTCCTGCCGGTGGCGACCTGACTTACACGCCACTCAGTGTCGGTTCACTGGCCAGCACTGCCGGCAGCGGTGTGGCTCTCACCAGCACCATCACACGAGCCGGTGGAGTCTTCTCGGATGACAGCGGAGCCAATATCGGTGACAGCGTTCGTGGCTTCCAGAGCCGGCTCCTCCTGACGTTCGACCAGACGGGGGGCTCTATCCGGGCTCTCCAGGGTCAACTGAAACTGCTCGCTGGCATTGACGTGACTAGCGGCATCTACACGGCCTTGCAGGGTTACGTCGAACTGGTGGGTATGCACAGTGCCAAGACGGGCTCGACGTTCTCCTGCGCTGACCTGTCTCTGGAAATCACTGCGACACTGACGGTCGATAGCGGCGGTGAGTGCTTCGGCCTGCATGTCGAGACGACCGGGGCCGGGATGATTACCAACAGCGGCACCTGCGCGGCCATCGGTATCACCAAGGCGAGCGGTGCGGCTTCCTGGCCGGTGGGTCTTTGCATTCCCACAGGCGGGGTACTTCAGGGTATCCGCATTGGCGAGTTCAAGACGGGTGCTCAGACGACGGGTGGCATCCTCTTTGCGACCACCGGCGATTTCTACACGGATGGGCAACTCGACACCGTAGCCGTTCACGGGGCCAGCGCCTCAGACCTTGGTTCAGGTTACTCCGCAAAGGTTGGCCGGTTCCGGCATGTCATCGGACATGCCACTCTCTCCACCGACATCAACCACGAGACCTACGGTTTGGTGGGTCAGTTGGTGATTAGAAGCGTCGAATTGAAGCACATGCACGCTGGCCTCATGGGCACCTTGGAAGGCAACACCACGGCAGCGATTGCCAACGGGGCGTATGCCTACAGCATAGCAGCAATCATTGCACGCATCGGCGGCACCAACTTGATCACTGCCACCAAGCCCATTGCCGGCTTCTCTGCCGTCCACAACGGAGCAGCCCTGGCAAGTGGCTCATCCATTGCCTACGCTGCCTGTGCTACGTCAACTGGCAACTGGACGTACCTGCTGGCAGCCGACAACGTGGACAACCTGCTCTACGTCGCAACCGGGACGGCTTACGAGTGCGGCGTGAAAGTGACTGACGGCGCTGCTGGGGATACAGGCTCAGAGGGCAAAGTCGGATTTGACGCCTTGGCTCGGATATACATTGGCAGCACAGCCTATTACATCGCGCTGTTCGATGCGGACAGCGTGACTGGCGAGTAAACTAGAGACGGCTGGGGCTCCCGGCAGTGGGCTGGGAGCCTGGTCGTTTGAACCACGAGTGGGAGGTGGAAGATGAAGGCCAAGAAACTCTGCATCAAGGACTACGAACTCGAACACGAAGTCACGGCAGTAGACGAGAAGACAGGCGAGACAGTCACTAAGAAGGTGACGTACCAGGTGGTGGCATCTCTGGTGCAGTTGCTCGTGAATCCGCGCTTGGCCTTGCCCGTTGGCGACTACTTGGATGCCACGGACCTGGCGCGAAGGCTGAAGACGGCTCGCCTCGTTGGTGACGAGAACGTACTTCTCGATTCCAAGGAATACGAACTGCTTAAAAATGCGGTTTCAAAGTTCCCTGGTCAAACCCAGCAAGGCCCAGTTGGATTTTCAGAGTCGGACGCCGAACTCGTCTCTCGGGTTCTTCGGATTGAAGAAGTCGAAGTTGATGAATCGGCAGTTCTCAAAATGCCGACCAAGCCAATCCAATAGGGAGGCAATGTAAATGCCTCGTAAGGGATACAAGCACACGCTTGAAACCCGCGCCCGCATCAGCGCGGCTATGAGAGGCCGGGCAAAGAGCCCAGAGGCCCGGGTAAAAATGTCTATCGCGCACAGGGGTAAACACCCCTCGTCGGAAACCCGGGCCAGAATGTCGGAGGCCATGCGCGGCAACAAGCGTGCATTGGGACATAGACACACCGCCGAGACCCGAGCAAAGATGTCTGTTGCCCATATGGGTATGCCCTGCTCTGACGACACCCGGGCGAAGATTGGAGAATCTAAACGGGGAAATAAGTATATGCTGGGTCGTATTTTATCGCCCGAAACCCGCGCCAAAATATCCGCTGCAAACCGGGGGGCGAATCATCCGCAGTGGCGGGGCGGCCGAAGTCGTGAGCCGTATACTCCCGAGTTCGACGTTGAATTGAAAGAGGCCGTACGAGCCCAGTGCGACTACCGTTGCCAGATATGCGGAAAACCACAAGTAGATTGCAACTTGGCCTTGGCTGTCCACCACATAGACTACGACAAGACGAATAGCGAACTGGAAAATCTGGTGGCGTTGTGTCAATCGTGTCACATGAGGACCAATCATAACCGCGAAACGTGGACAGCGGTGTTCCTGGGGAGGAAACAAGCATGTTTACGCTTAGACTTACTCCAACCAGACATTTTCTACCAGACGCTCCAACCGAACTAGACAACTGGTTGAACAACGAGTTCCCGGATGAAGATTTGTTCATATACTTCCACCGGCATACTCGTAATTGGACCATAGCATCGTGGATGAGCAAGGACTCCGGCACCGCACTTGAGATAATGGTTCTCGGGGGACTCCCGTGCTTTTTTTCCCGGGAGCAAGCCACGGAGTTCCGATTTCGCATGAACAGGGGCTCGGTGCCGGCCAACATCCGCAAGGTTGCAGAGGCCCAAGAAGCCTCCCGGCAGGCTCGGTGGGATGAGGAGGGCCTGCGCATCGAAGAGGGTAAGGCCCGGCTTCTGCGGGACCTGCACCCCGGCCCGGGCTCCAGGCCATTCATCTTTGTGCCTGCACACCTGACTGATTCCCAGTACAAAAAAATCTTGGTGTCCTAATGGCACGAACGCACGGATTCTTGACTCGGGGCATTGCCAGGTGGCGGCTCTACACTGACGAGCCGTCAGTCAATGCCAAGTATTCAGATACCGTGATTGCTGAGATGCTACAGGAATCGTCGTCGTTCGTTCTGGGAGAGGTGGTTCGGTCCATCGGTATGGGCAAGACGCTGCAATCGCCGCCCCGTACGTACATGGACATCACACTGGGCGACAATGACAGCGACCAGTGGTATGCCATTCATCCGTACGTGGGCAAGGTCCTGCGGGTCGAACTGCTGGATTCGGAGAGCAACCCCCTGGGCACAGTCTTCTCAGAGGGCGAAGGAAGCCCTGCCGGGAAGGGCTACCGTCTGGAGCAGGATGCCTTGTGGGTGCAGGAGGCTCATTTCGATAGTGGCTGCATCCTGCGGGTCCACTACGTGCCCAGTGGCTGTGCAGCCCTCCATGAGGGTACGGCACAAGCGGTTGCGACGGACGGCACGACGCTCACCATGGCCACGTCGGTCACAGTGGGCGAGATTGACACACACCCAAACGCCTATGCAGGGTCGCGGCTGCGGATACTGACGGCCACCACGAACAGTTACGTACAAGAGCGTACGATTGCGTCCCATGCTGTGGCCACGAAGGTCTTGACGCTGAGTGAGCCCCTCAACCCGGTGCCTGGCGGGGCCACCATCACGTACGAAGTGTGTCCCCCGACGAACCAGGTGATGGACAAGGTGATTTTCCTGCACGCCACCATGGATGTGCTCGCGGTGGAGTCGGACTCGAAGCGATACGGCATGATGAAGGACCGCCTTGCCAATGCCTTGCGGGAACTGAGGCTCCACTTCGCACAGCGGGATGCCCAGTCGGGTGGCAAGATGGAGAGGTCCAGGTACATGAATGTGTAATCGACCGGCAGGGGACTAACGGGTACGGGCGATCCTCCTCCCACCCGCAGTGCCCACCCCTGCCGGTGGAGTTTAAGATGCCAGCGCGACCGCCCAACCTCGAAGCCGCCAAGATGGTTCGCCTCCCGTTGGTGGAGGAACTGTTAAGTATCATTATGGGTCTTGGCACCAGGGAAGCCAAAACGGTGATGAAGTCGCCGCTGGCGCGGACTCCTCGTGGCAAGAAGTCTATCGCGGCTGCGCGCCGCGCACGCGAGTTGTTGGAAACAGGTAGACGCCATGCCTATATGGCTGAGGCTGCTAAAGCGGGCAGGCTGTCGCCGGAGGCTACCCGGCAGATGCACTTTTCCCCAGCCATTGCTGAACTGGCACAGGATATGGACGCGGCCCAGCGAGCCGTCAAAGTAGACAACCCGTTGGTCAAGTATCTTCTGGACATCTTGCTGACGAATGCCGTGCGTACTCCAAAGGATATACGACAGAGGCTGTACAAGGAGCAATAGATGTACGTCTACCCGGATGGATACCAGGGGGCAGCGGCCTCGGGGCCGGATGTGGTGACAGGGCGGCTGTTGTTCGGCACGCCGTTCTCACCCAGGCCCGGTGTGTGGCCCCCGGTGACGCCCATCGGTGACGGGATGCGGGGCAACCAGAGCCCCGTGGCCTCGACGGCGGCTCTGTCGAGTGCCCTGAACACGAGCCAGCCCATCTTCGGGTTTGGGGACCTAACGCTGGTCAACGACCTGGATTGGATTCGGAACCTGACCGAACAGTTCGGAGACGCGATTACGCAGCAGTCCCTGTCGGGTGCGTCCAGCGGGGTCGGGATTCCTGCGCTGCCGGGAGGGGGCGAGGTACCGGGCGGTGGCCTGGCACAGCCTAACTGGTGGCCAGCAGGGCAGCAGCAACAGAATCGACCTGAACAGGCTATACAGAGAGGTGCTGCTGCTGGCCTGGAAGGCATCACCCACGGGTCCGGCTCTGCTCACATAACCTATAACCAGGACATCACGGTGGATGTGGATGTGTCGCAGAATCAGAAGGGCGAAATCACGAACGTGGGCGTGACAGTAACGGCGGTTTAACAAACATGGCTATAAAGACACGAGCAGATGTATATGCGCCGCCGATTGCGGGTCCCTACATGGACGCCGGCCGGCACCCGAGCCTTCTGCGCCCAGGTACCCTGAGCCGGGTGGTCGGGGCAGATGGACGGTACGTGGGCACCATCCGGCCCTTCCCGGGCTGCAATCGGCTGACGTTTGGCAGCGCCACGAAGTTCAACATGGCTGATGCCCATGCCGACTTGTCCTCCTTGAGCACGGTGACGTTCTTCAGGGCTGTCACATTGCACGAGTTGCAAGGCACTCCGAACGCCAATCAGTTGCGGGGTTTCCTGGTGCGGGCCACGTTGACAGTAGCAACTACCCCCGCAGTGCGTCTAATGTTCGTATATTACAACACGGGAACGTCAACGTGGAGTTACACACTGGTCAATTCGGGCACGGCGGTGTCTACTTCGGCAGCGGTGGATGTGACGACCTACGGGCCGTTCATGTACGTCACGGTGGCTGGGGATGCCAGTTATCCCCGGGTCCTGTGGTACAATGGGTCCGCGTGGACTGACAAGTTGATGGGTCCCCAGTACACGACGTTGGCCGCCCCGGCCAGCGTGTCCAATCCTGCTACTGGTCTGCTCGATGCTGGAACATACGGGATTGCTTATCGGTTCTTCGACTCGACGCGCAACATGTACAGTCCGATGAGTGCAGTGCATCTGGAAACGGTGGATACGGGCGGGGACCAGATTGACATGGATATTAGTTGGCCCGGGGGTACTCCCAACGACTTCAGCACCATCGAGTTGTTCCGAACTATTCATGTGGAGGCCGCCGGGTCTCAATTCGACGGGGGTGTGCTGTACAAAGAGAAAACCCGAACGATGAAGGCCGGGTGGACAACCGGGGCTTACGTGGCGCATGACTCTCAGTTAACGCTGGGAGATACGCTGACGGATGAACAACTGGTGCAGCAAGTGGCGTATGACCCGTGGGAGGATGTGGCAGGGGTTCCACCGTCGAGCGGCTCGATTGCATACTACCAGGGTGCGATGTTCATGGGTGCATCGCCCACGTCAGCACCTGGCGGCGGCGGCATTCAGTGGAGCAACCTGACGAAGTACCAGCCGGAGCAGTTCAATGCGGCTCACCTGTATCGTGGTAAGTTGAGCGATGGTATCATCGAGCGCCTCGTGGAGGCCGGCGAGGTGCTGTATGGATTGACCAAGGGAGTCATCTACCGGGTTCGTAAATTGGGCACGCAACTGGCAATCAACCGCCTGCACGTCGGCCGAGGGGCGTCGGCCGGGGAAGCGGCTCACGCGGTCGGAGACGACATTCTGCTGATGACCCCACTGGGCATAGGGGTTCTGAATGGCATGAGCGGGGACCTCCAGATATACTCGCAACTGGACAGGATCATCTACAAAGAGTGGGCGGGAGAATTGGGGGGGATTTACTCGGCCTACGATTCGTACCTGGGTGCATCGTTCTTTATAAATACAGCGTCGAATGGGTCCGGCGAAGGCATTGTCATCTGGCATGTGTCCAAGACTGCAACCATGATAAAGAATTGTTGCCTGTACGCGACGACGGCTCCGCACCCAGTCGATGGTGGAATGCCCCGGGCTTTTTTCTGCACGTCAACTGGTGTCGTCGTATATCCAGATGACGTGGGAACTGGCACGCATACTATGATGGGCATTACGGCCAGCAAGACCCTCAATGGCACAGCCACCAGCGGGTCTGCAACGACGCTGATAGATACGGGCGCGACGTTCGATCAATCCATGAAGAATTGCTACCTGTACGCTCTAAATGGGGGAACTTGGGAGCCCCGGCTGATACAGACAGTGGATGTGGCCAACAAGACGCTGACCATCGTAACAGGCACGGCCATAGCAGCAGGGACTCGCTATTCCATCAGCCCGGTTCCGTTCGAGTTGGTGTTCCCGCCCGTGCCGGCGCACACGGTCGAGACGCCGGTGTTGGAGCGGAAGACGCTCACTGGCGTCACCATCTACGCGAACAAGCAGACGGGCATCACAGACAACGTAAATGCCAAGTGGCAGGTGGGGGCGTACGCGGAGGGGGCAACGACCTTGGCCGACTCGAATGAGGTGGCCATGGCCAGTGGAGAGCCCGTGTCGGCGTCGCCTTCAGATGCGGCTCCCGGCAGCCTCAGCGGGCTACAGTTGGAGCCGTACGTGGGATGCTACGCGGCGGGCATCGACTTTGAGTTGACTTCAGTGGAGTTTCGCCGTACAATGGGTGTAGGGAGGAGTCTGTAGACAGTCGGTTTCAGGAGACTACAATGGCCATCGAT